TAAATAAAGTATGGACAGTAGTTAAATTTATATGGGCATGGCTAGTAGAAGCATTTGTAGAAACATTAAACCAATTGTGGACATTACTAGGTATGTTCGCAGCATGGCTAGTACTTGAGGGTAGTGCAAAAACTACTGTTGGGTATGCAATTATATTAGTTCTTATCGTATGGTTAGTTACTATACGAGTAAGGGAAGGAGAATAAAAATGGCTAAAGAAATAAAATTAGATGACGAAAAGAAAATGGGTGCAGTTAGCGGAATAAAGAATATTCTACTTAGAATAATCGCCGTGTTTGCAGCCAATGGTCTTGGAGTTATTGGTGCTGGTGCAATCATCGGTATCGATACAATGAGTGCAATCATTCTTGCAGGAACACTTGGTGTTGCTACAGTAGTTGAAAAACTAGCAAGAGGATTCATTGATGACGGAAGACTAGATATTGATGAAATCAATGCAGCATTTAACTCAGTAGATAAGAAAGCAAAATAGTAGTTATGGGAAGTGCGGATCAAGTTACAGGGACTGCACGTTTTGGGTCGGAGGGTTGCCTAAAACACTTTAAAGGAGTATAATAGTATCCATGTCTGAATCAAATTACTGTGAAGATTGTAAGCGTTTAAAAGATATTGCCTGCACCTGCGGCATGACCTTTGCAGAAAAAGTTAAGACGACCTCTGTCAACTGGGCTACCTGGTCAGATACTAGAAAAGGCTCTTGACTTGGCAGTTACTTGCGGGTATAATAATAATCAGTGCTCTTCTTTTATTAACAGAAGAAGGCATAATGAAACACATAAGAAAGAAGTTTAATGTCAATAAACGCAAGAGGAATACCAACAAGCGTATGTCCTATTTGTGGTACTAATATATTTAAAGTTTTAGTTACATTTGATGAAGAATATAATATTGAACAATACTTATTAGATTCTGAATGTGCAGAGTGTGGCACATTAGTTACTGCACCTACACCACTAGATTTACAAGTATAAGGAGAATAATGGCACAAAAGAAAACATCTGAAAGAAATACTAACAGATCAAATGGTAAGGCAAAGAAACAAAATCCTAAAGAACCAAATATTGGTGCAACTGGAAAAAGTCGTGGTGGATATAATTTAATTAAAAGACCAGATAAGGCTGCTGCTTGGGATCCATTTAAAAAGCGTGCTGCCCGTAAGGCTCGTAGAAAAGCGGCTAATCTAGCCTACAAGCATGGTGTAAGAACAGGTCAACTTAAGAGGTCTACAGCAAGTGCAGATTCGTAAGCATAAAGATTATCGTGTAAATGATCTTGCAGAGTTTATAGAACACCTACAAGATGTAAAGTATCACATAAAACCATTTGAAATGGCAGAGGCCATAGTGCCTTTTATGGATGATTTACGGGGTAAAGAATATGCTAGAAAAATTCAAGATTATATAAAATCTGATTTTAAATTTCAATCAAAGAATAAGGTATAATAATTGTATGTACGAATACAATGTAAAAAAGGTTTACAAGGTAGTAGATGGAGATACCATTGATGTTGATATTGACTTGGGCTTTAATGTTTCTTACTTCCAACGTGTCCGTCTTGCAGGTATCGACACCCCAGAATCTCGCACAACAGACCTTAATGAAAAAAAATTAGGATTAGAGTCAAAAGAGTGGCTTAAAAAGAAATTAGAGGGTGCTGAAAATATTGTTATCAAAACACAGAAACCAGATTCTACAGAAAAGTATGGTCGTATTTTAGGTGATCTACATATTAAAGGGTATAACAAATCTCTTAATCAAATGATGATTGATGAAGGTTATGCATGGGGATATATGGGAGATACAAAAGTTAAAGACTTTGCGGCATTGTTGGCAAAAAGAAATAACAAGGCATAGTTATGCAAGATATTCCATGGACTTTTGGAATAATAACAACATATCAAGATAAAGATAGACTACTTCATATAATTAAAAGCATTCGTGATTTAAACATTCCAGAGTATGAAATACTATTTGTTGGTGGTGGAGATAGTGAAGGCATATCAGGTCCAGATATTCGTAAGGTAGACTTTGATGAAAATGAAAAGCCTATGTGGATCACGAGAAAAAAAAATATATTAGCAAAAGAATCTAAGTATGACAACGTAGTTGTTATGCATGACTATCATGTGTTTGATCTTAATTGGTACAGAAGTTTTAAAGAATTTGGAACAGATTGGAGTATTTGTTCTTGTGCTCAATATTTAATTACAGGTGCTAGAAATCCAATGGATTGGTCTTTATGGGATAAGCCAGGTCACGGTAGAGCATGGTCTTTAAATTATGATGATTGGTCACAAACTCAGTATATGTATATATCTGGTGGATTTTTTATAGTTAAGAAACATGTTATGCTAGAAGAACCATTGGATGAATCCCGTGGTTGGAATGAAGAAGAGGATGTAGAGTGGTCAATGAGAGTTAGAAATAAATATGTAATGAAATGTAATGGAAAGGCAATTGTTAGACATAACAAATGGCATAGACATGCAGGTCCAAATCCAAATGAACAATAAATTAGTTATTTTTGATCTTGACGGGGTATTGATAGATTCAAGAGATATACATTATGATGCTTTAAATAGTGCATTAGTAAAGATTAATCCTAAGTTTGTTATAACTAGAGAAGAACATCTATCAAAGTATGATGGACTTGGAACTACAATGAAGTTAAAAATGTTAACAGAATTAAAAGGTTTGCCAGTGGAGTACCACGATCAGGTTTGGCAAGAAAAACAAAAACAAACAATAGATATCTTAGAAAAATTACCAGTAAATAAAACAGCCTTGTCAATAGTTAAAAGATTAAAACAGGATGGTTGGAAAATTGCGGTAGCAAGTAATGCAATTAGAGAAACTGTTATAACAGCATTAGATGCAATAGGTATACTAGGATATATACAATACATTGTAAGTAATGAAGATGTTAAACATCATAAGCCATACCCTGAAATGTATTGGAAATGTATGACAGCATTAAATGCTTTACCTCAAAATACAATTATTGTAGAAGATTCCCATATTGGTAGACAGGGTGCTATAGCCTCTGGAGGGCATCTATATGGCATTAAAGACGCAGACGACTTAGATAAGGACAAGTTTTTTGATATGATAGATAGATTCGAAATGAAAGGAAGAAGCCAAGTGCCTTGGAAGAATGAAAAGATGAATGTACTTATACCAATGGCTGGTGCTGGATCGAGATTTGCACAGGCAGGATATACTTTTCCTAAACCATTGATTGAAGTAAAAGGTAAGCCTATGATTCAAGTGGTTGTAGATAATCTAAATATAGATGCTCATTATATATTTATAGTACAAGAAGATCATTATGAAAAATATAATTTAAAACAAGTACTAGGCTTAATAAAGCCTGGGTGTGACATTGTTACAATCAATGGAATAACTGAGGGTGCTGCAGTAACAACTTTATTAGCAAAAGAATATATAAATAATGAAGAGCCATTACTAATTGCTAACTCAGATCAAATAGTTGAATGGAACAGTAATGAGTGTCTTTATGCATTTGGTGCAGATGAAATTGACGGTGGTATCTTAACCTTTAAAGCAACACATCCTAAATGGTCTTATGCTAAGATTGGAGAAGATGGTTTTGTATCAGAGGTAGCAGAAAAGAATCCTATCTCAGATAATGCAACAGTGGGTATTTATTATTGGAAGCATGGATCAGATTATGTTAAATATGCTGAAGAAATGATAGATTCGGATATTAGAACAAACAATGAGTTTTATGTTTGTCCAGTATTCAATCAAGCAATACAAGATAATAAAAAGATAAGAGTAAAAGAGATAGAAAAGATGTGGGGTATAGGAACCCCAGAAGATTTAAACTACTACTTGGAGAATAACTAATGAATAGAAACAAACAAGATTACCTAAATATGCAAAATAAATATTATGATCAGTATGCTGCAATTTGGAGTTTACAGTTTAGAGATCCAGTAGTTGGATCATATGATGGTCACAATAATTGGGAAGATTACGACACATACTTATTTAAAGACTTTGATACAACAGGCATGGTAGCCTTAGATTACGGTTGTGGTCCAGGCAGGAATATAGTAAAGTTTAATAACAGATTTGAAAGAATTGATGGGGTAGACATATCTAGCATTAATCTTGATAAGGCAAAAGTAAACTTAGAACATAATAATATATCTATACCTAATCTATACCACACATCTGGAGACAATCTATCTATGATAGAAGACAATTTTTATGATGTTATGTTTGCAGTCATTTGCTTTCAACATATCTGTGTACATGAAATTAGATTTAATATACTAAAAGAAGCATATCGTGTACTAAAGCCAGGTGGAAGACTTTGCTTTCAAATGGGCTACGGTGGAAAAGAAAACATTCCTACAGCAAAATATTATGACAATGTTTATGAGGCAGCAAGTACAAATGGACATGCTGATGTTAGCATTACAGACGAAGAAGAATTAAAGGATGATTTGTTAAATAAGATTGGTTTTAAAAATTATAAATCAGATCTTAGACCAACAGGGCCTGGCGATAATCATCGTCAATGGATTTGGGTTCAAGTTGAAAAATGATTTATATAGCACATCGTGGTAATCTAAATGGACCAGTACCAGAACAAGAAAACAATCCAGAGTATATAGATTATGCACTGTATCATGGATTCGATGTAGAGGTAGACCTTAGAGTTTCCAATGGTGTTTATTATTTGGGACACGATAAGCCTCAGTATAAAATAGATTTAGCATGGTTAGAAGATAGACAGCATAAACTTTGGATACATTGCAAGAATACAGATGCATTATCTGTGTGCATGGATAATCTTCTTCATTGTTTCTTTCACAATATAGATGACTATACTATAACAAGTAATGGATATGTTTGGGCATACCCTGGTAAATTAAAAGCATCAGACTCTTGTATATTAGTTATGCCAGAATTAGGACATGGTACAAAGTTTCTTAAGGGCTACGGATATGCTGGAATATGTTCAGATTACATTGAAAAAATAAAGGGTAGAAAAAATGTTAAAGCCAATTGATTATAATAAACATTTTGTAATAGGAACACCATTGGTAGCATGGAAATGTGACAGAAAAGAACATCTTTCATGGATAGAAGATAGAATAAATATAATTAATAAGTTTCCTAATATAAAATTCTTTTCATCATTTGAATTAGATAATAGAGGATTAGAACCTTTTAATGATGTTATTAATGCATTAAAAGAGGTTAATGGAGATTACTGGACATATTCTATCAATGATATGCAATCAAAAGTCACTTCTCAAAACAGGTGGATAAGAATTGAAACTGGTCGTAATCTTATTAGGGAGTTTGCTCAAAGAGCAAGAATAACTTCGGGCCATCATTGGGGTGAAGATTGTACAGAACAAAATATTGGAGCAGTAAATTATGAAGCAATACTTTATGTAGACTCTGATATAGAGTTGAATGTTGAAGTTGTTGAAAAATTATTAGAAGTAGATAGGCCATTAGTTGGAGTAAATGTTCCTGTTTATGGTCTACATGGAAAAGAAATAAGTAGTGATCCTCCAATACAAGAGCACTGGACAACTGCTGGTATGCTACTGGTAAACTCTCCAGCATTTTATGATCTACCTTGGTATCATAATGCTTACTTAAATTTAAGTGATGATCCAACTTTTCAGTCAATGGCAGAAAGACTTTTAAGAAGAGAGGGCGTTAATAATTTAGATACCCCATATGGAATGACTTGGGTAAGAAAAGATATAAGTGCACATCATAAGGGAGAACTCTCCCCAGTAGAGGCTAGACAAATTCAAGATAGAATGCTATAATATTATGGTTACCCTGCCAAATGGGGGGTAGCAAATAACTCGCTGAAAAGGAGGCAAAAACATGGTAAGTTCACTAATGCGACAAATGCAACTAGAACCTTTTTTCTTAGGTTTTGATGATGCATTTAATCAGTTGATGGGATTAAAAAATGACCTCAACAAACATATCTCAAATTATCCACCTTACAACATTAAAAAGATTGACAACAATGAATTCGAATTAGAATTCGCTGTTGCTGGTTTTGACAAAAAAGATGTTAAGGTTATGATGGATATGGGCAAACTCCGTGTTTCTGGAACAATTGGGGAGAAAGAAGATACTGCAGAATTCCTACATAAAGGAATTGCTACACGATCATTCTCTTCTACATTTGCTCTAGGAGAACACGTTGAAGTTGAATCAGCAGAGGTAGAAAATGGATTACTCAAAGTTAGAGTAAAAAAATATCTACCAAAGCATTTACAACCAAAAGAAATTATAGTAAAATAGTAGTATTCCTTTTAGTAGGGGAATAATTGGTGGCGGGGTTGACGTTATAGTCCCCCGCTATCATCTAAAGATAGGAAAAGTATGATAATCCAAGTTATGGGATTGCCAGGTAGTGGTAAAACAACATTCTCAAAAGAATTATCTGAAAGAATTAATGCTATACATCTTAATGCAGATGAAGTAAGAAAAGATTTAAATTCTGATTTGGGATTTACTAAAGAAGATAGAGTAGAGCAAGCAAGAAGAATGGGTGCTTTATCAAGACTATTATCTAATCAAGATCAAATAGTTATAGCAGACTTTGTGTGTCCAACTTTTGAAACAAGAAAAGCATTTGGAAAACCAGACATATTAGTTTGGGTAGATAGAATTAAAGAATCTAGATTTGAAGATACAAATATTATGTGGGAAAGTCCATTATACTGGGATATGAAAATAGAATTTGGTAGCACAGTTGAAGATTCTATATATGAATTTATAGATTTATTTGGATTTACTGATTGGAAAAGACCTACAACTCTTATGCTTGGCAGATACCAACCATGGCATGAGGGTCATGATGCATTACATTCAGAAGCAGAAAAGAGAACCAAGCAGGTAGTTGTTGGTGTAAGAAATACATCTGGAACTTCTGTTAAAGATCCACTATCTTTTGGTCAAGTAAAAGAGGGTATTCATAAGTATAGAGATGATGCTTTTATAATGAAAATGCCTAATATAACTAACATAGTTTATGGAAGAGATGTAGGATATTTAATTGAAAAGGTAGAACTGCCAGAGCATATTCAGGCTATTTCTGCTACTGAAAAAAGAAAACAAATGGGATTATGAGTGTAACAAAAACTAGATCTTTTGCAAAAGCCTTAACTTGGAGAACAACTGGAACTTTAGATACTTTTTTGATATCTCTATTAATAACTAAACAGCCTTTTATTGCAGCATCTATAGCAAGCGTAGAGGTTTTAACAAAAATTATTCTTTATTATTTTCATGAAAGAATTTGGAATAAAATTTCTTGGGGTAGGAAAAATGATAAATGATTCAAGTAATGTTCCAGAAAATACAATAGTAATAATAACCGAAGAAGATAGTTTGAATGAAAAAGTTAATACTATAGTATCTAGATTAGATAAAAAAAGAGAATGGTTTAATAATGAATTTTATTATTGTCTTCCCTTAACCATAGGCAATCAGTATGGATTTGGAATAAAGTCTAATAGAACATTTGATGTTTTGTGGTCAGGAAAAAATTCTGCATCATCAACTAAAATTATTTTTTTAGATGAGCCTAGTGACATTCAAAATATATCTTCTCATTTTGGATCAGGAATAATTACTTTTCAAAACAGATTTCATTTTAGAACTCCTCCAGGGGTAAACCTAATAACTATGCCAGCACCTAATTACGTTATACCTGGTATGCAATCAATGACTGGAGTAATTGAATCAGATAATCTTAAAAAAGATTTTACCTTTAACGTTAAACTTACAATTCCTAACAAAACATTTAGAGTAAATAAAGGAGATGTAATATCTTGCATTATGCCTATACCAAGATACTACGTTGACACATATACTATTTTGAATGCAAATGAAGTGTTTGATAAAGAACTAATAAAATTAGAAAGAGATGCCATAGATCAATATAATAAGATAAGGTCTGAAAGGCACACGAGGGTTGGACCTACTAAACTATATATGCTAGGAAAGGACCAATACGGAAAAAAGTTTAAAGATCATCAAAAAACTATTGACAAGACTACCCAAAAATGATATTATAGATACCTACAGATTGGATTACTATGGCACTTCATAATCACGTATTAATTAATGGATATACATTGCTTCCACCAACGGATGAAAAACAAACAATTCAATGGATGCAAGAGTTAGTGGACTCAATTGGTATGAAAACTATTCAAGGCCCATTTGCATCTTATGTAACTAAAGAAGGTAATCGTGGCCTTACTGCAGCAGTAATGATTGAAACTTCTCATATTGCAATGCACGTTTGGGATGAATCTGATCCAGCGTTTATGCAGTTTGATTTGTATACTTGTTCAACACTTCCAGTAGAAAAAGTAATTAAAAACTTAGAAGACCACTTTGGACTTTTTAATCATAGTGTATTAGTATTAGAAAGAAGTGAAGGATTTAAGATTGTTGCTGAAGATAAATGGGATACACTAGCATGACCATGCCTGATTGGTCAAACTGGGACTCTCATAAATTATTAATTGAGGCAGAGTATAAAAATAGAATGAACTTTTTTGAATGGCGTGATTTAGGTCTTGCCAATAAATGGATATCAGAACCATTTTGCGATACCCATGATACAGGATATATGACAGATGAAGAAGAAAAGGCATGGGAAAACGGAGAAGATCCGTGCATGGTTGTACTTAGAGTCTGGGAAGATAACATTGAATTACCACAGGGTCAAGAAAGTTTATTTGATGAATAAAGGTTATGTATTAATAGATTTTTGGGCTGATTGGTGTCAACCATGTAAAATGATGAATCCAATTATAGATCAGATAGAAAAAGAATACCCTGATCTAAAGATTGTTAAAGTCAATGCAGATGAAGATGCAGCAATGGTTCAAAAATATAATATAACTAGTATTCCAACATATATATTAGAAAAGGATGATGGAGAGATTATTAAGTTTGCTACTGGTGCTATGCCAAAACATAAGTTTATAAAAGAAATGGGCATTGAAAATGTCTAGGCATTTGCAAGATGGAACAATTATAGAAGAATTAGAAAAAGCAGTGCATTTAACAGTAGTTACCAAATGTCCATGGAAGTATACACTTATTGACAATGAGACTGGTCAAGTATATAATGGATCTAACGAAAGTAGTTCATATCTTCCTGGGTATGTTTTATGGAAAGAAGTTAAATGATAATTGAATTAGAGCCATGGGAATATGAGCATGCTTATGCAGTTGGGGTAAGAAGATTTACAGAAAATTGGGGTAAGTCAGATGCTTCATATTATCAAAATAATAATAAAGAAGAAGATCGTAATGCTCAAGCAGCATCTGCTATATGTGAATTAGCAGTAGCCAAGTATACTAATCAGTATTGGCACGGTTCGGTATGGGATGGTAGAAAGCATAAGAAATATAAAGATATGCCTGATGTTGGTAAGAATATTGAAGTTCGTAGAGTAAGAACACAGTCTGGTCCAACGGTTCGAGAAAAGGATACTTTAAAGCCTGATTGGGTTATTTGGGGTGCAAAACTAGCGGACGCAGAGTATAGGACTGTAAAATTATTAGGTTGGATTTCGGCAGAGGAAGCCTGGAAAATTGGTATAGAAAATCAATGGGGAAAAATAGTTCCTCAAGAATTACTACATAAAGACTGGGTAGAAGAAGAATGAAGTTCGGCGAATATATGTATGAAATGATCATGCAATTAAGTCCCTTAAATAAGATCATAGCATTCATAGGATTCTCCCTATTGACTTTTGCTGTTGCAATCACTATACTTGATTATACAAATAAGGGTAAGCACATAGATAAGAAAAGGTGGTAGTGGTGTCTGAAGAATTTGATATAGCAAACTATCTTCGTGAGGATAGAGAAGAACAAGATCTTAAGTTAGATAAGATAGTGTTTGACTCACTGCATCGTAGAGAAATTATGATGGCTCAAAGAATTATTGATGAGAATACCCTTTGTTTGTCAGGGGTAGAACCATGTGATTTCTGTAGAAAAGAACTGGACTTAGTATGATATATTACATAGCATTGTTAGTAACATTTAACGTTTCTTACATTTGTTACAAAGAATATAAGTCTTGGCAATACAAAAAAAATCTATGGTGATCAAAAGTTTGGGTTCGTCTAATGGTCGGACTCCTGCCTCCGAAGCAGGTAATATAGGTTCGACTCCTTTACCCAAAATCTATTTACAATCTTGGGGTGATTATGGTAAAGTGGCATAGACCTGATCTAAACCCTGAAGACATTGCCAAGATAATTCGCGAGGGTAGAGAAGAAAATGATAAGAAGTTTGATTCTTATGTAGAATATGTAGGTCATATTGCAAGAGATAATGATAAGATTTTAAATGCTCTTGGATCTGATTATGATGAAGAAGGCGTACCATATTGGAAGAAATGGTTGTTTGGTGATAAGGAAGAAATGTTACCTAATGGATGTCTTCCTAGTGGTCATAAGTTTTCTGATAATGATATGTGTACTATTTGTGGTGAATATAAATGATGAATGATACTTTAGAACTTATTTTAAAGATGAAGGCTGCAGAGGAAGAACTAAAAACTCAGGATTTGAGTCAGGCTATGAAAGACTATCTTGACTCAAGTAATAGGCTAATGCTGTCCATGCAGGCCTATATAGACTACCTATTATTGGAGGAATAATGGCAGGTAAGAATCATCAATTAAAGTATCGATATGCTGATTGGGAGCGTATTGAACAAGCACAAGAAAGATTTTGGTCCAGTAAAGCAAGTGACGTAACGATCACTAAACCAGATGGCACTGTTGAGGTTGTTAAAAATATGTCTAATCCTAAGAACTGGAAGAGAAAGAAAAAAGGTTATGGTAAGAAAAGACAATCAATGTTTGAAGGAGATATTCTTCCATAGTTCAATTGGCAGAACGTCCGACTGTTAATCGGCAGGTTCCTGGTTCGAGTCCAGGTGGAAGAGCCATGGCATAGAAAGGTGTATAATTAACATATGGCTACTTGGAAAAGACTTAAGAAGTTTTTAGATGAAATGTCTAAAATTGATAAGCACCAAAATGGTGGTATGCCATCTCCGATGTTTTTTAATGATAAAGATGTTACTGGGATTCATCCCAATAAATCTGTTATGAGTAAGGCTCTTAAAGATAGTAAGAAGAAAAATATTTAGATTATGTGGATCATAGATAGGGTCAAGGATGACTCTAAAGGTCACAATCAGGCACGTTGCCACTCATGTGGGTATTCTTTTAATATAGATATTTATAGACAAAAAGATGTGGCATTGATTATGAGAGCCCACAAATGTGGGGGGTAGAAATGGATAAATTCAACTCTGTTATAGCCTATCTTGTAATAATATCAATAGTACAAATAGGACTATTCTATTATATATTTAGGAATATGGACAATAAATGAATCAACCAAAATTTTCGGGGGAATTCGAAGAACAATACTACCATAAAGAAGGATATATACCATTAGATCCAAACACATTCTATGATGACACATATGAACAAAATGTCCAAAAACCAACAAAACAATCATAACACCCCTGGCTTTTTATAAAATAATATTGTACTAACATGTTACAAGGATAAACAATATAGATGAATGTGGAATAAAATGGAGTAAAATGGGTAATTGAGCATACCCCCTTTTAATCGTAATGTCAATAGCCTTTATACCCCCTATCACATATGGGCATATTTGTCAATAGGTTCGTAATACTTTTTTATAATATGGGCATATATGAGCATAGTTCGTAATATATTTATGACAAAAATAGCCCAATTATTCTGCCTTATTCTGGCATTATTTTGTCTTATTCGTAATACTTTTTAATAGATAGTTATATGATTTTGCCAGATAATAGGCAGATAATTAAAGATTTTTAAATGCTATCAAAATATATAGGAGCCATGCATGATGGACTATAATTAATACTTGCTTCTACTGCTATTCTTAATCTTTTATTTATATCTTTGTACCCCCGAGTTGTGTAGAGGGATCCGAAGGCTATCAAGCCACCTGATCCTATAGCACCCTCAGTGATTTCATTGAATTGAAAATCTGTTGAGTCAAACTCAAATAGTCTGCCACGCACAGCGATGAGGGCCAGGACGCCGCCATCCTTGTCTTCAGCGGGGGAAGAAGAAGGACTATATACTCCTATAGCATTCTTATATACTTGACAAAACTTTGTTCTTAAAAACCTTGTTAATTCTTTTCCATTATATCCAGAAGGATCTGGAAGATCAATGGAATGTAATAATTGTCCTAAACCTGTTTCTCCTGCATATCCAATTAAATATTTTCCATTCTTTTGAATCTTAGGATCTATAATAGGAAGAATAATACTATCATCAGATGCCCCCGAATCCGCCGCCATATACACTTTGCGGGGGGTAGAAAGATTATCAACTATTCCAACTATACAAGTCATCAATTATTCCCTATGATATAAACATACCTGGATACAATTATAGCCCATATACAACAAAGTTGTCAATAATGGGCATATAAAATAGTTCTTCGTAATACCTAAAAAACATCAAAAATGGGCAAATAAAAACAAAGGTCGTAATACCTATTGACAAAACAAATTATGTAAAGTATAATATATAGCCACGGTCATCCCAGGCTATTTACGCATCTGGTTCCAGGCACCATAAACATATCCAGCCAGAAATGATCCGACCGATATGAGTATGGCGATCGCCAGGTAATCTCCCCAATAGAGCATTAGACGTGTTCTATGAACTTCACAAGACTATCTACATCTTGGTCTTGTTCGTTAATGTCAGCAATTGTTAAGACATCTTTGAATAGTTCTTCAATTGACTCAGAGCCAGTAGAAGAAACTTCTTTAATGTCACCCTCTGTTAATAAATTACATAAGGATATTGCTTCATAGTTGTTAATCTTGAAGTCGTCCCAACGTGCATTACCAACCCAAACCCCATTGTCCAGTTCGGATATTACTCTTGCCTTATCTTGTATCGTTAGTGCCATTTTATTCCTCTCCTTGTTGTTGTTTAACTATACCATGTTCTCTTTCTAAAAACAAGTTTCTTTCTACCTCAAATACTTTAATTGGGTCATCATCTCCAACTACTGGAAAGTCTGGCATTAGTTCTTCACTAGGAATCCTTTTATCATACAACTCCATATGAAACTTTAAGCCGTCTACAAAGTTGTTAAGATTTCTTAGAACAAAGAAAGTTTCGCCCATTAAATATCTTGGAACATTAAACTTCCAATCATGAGGAAGAACAGTTCCATTAGCAAATATCTTTATTAACTTTTCTGCAATCTTTTCAGACTCGCCTTTTCTATACATTACAATCCAATCCTAGCCTATTAGTTTATCGGTTAATGGGTAACTAGTCAATAGCATATTCGCTTAAGACAATGCTAATCTTAGCATCATCTGGCACGGATATAGTTTTTGGTTCATCATAGTTATCTATTACAAAAAGATCCCAACCATCATGAGTAGGTATGGTGTCAGTTACTTCAAAGACTTCACCTTTAACCTTTATAAGATCTCCACCTTCTATAAAGTTAGGTAAGACTTGGTCTACTACTTTATATTCGTCCATAGTTAACATTGTATATCCTATTCTCGATCTAGTTGTACTATGATGTTTAACATATCATCATATGGTTTTTCTGTTATGAAGTACCCGATTCTGTTTACAAAGCACCAACCATTAACAATACAGGTATGGCCCTCTTCATCATCGATATATGTCCAGATACGGTTTGGCTCATTCTGGCCAATAGCAGCCACGTAGTCATACTCCTCACCGTAGGTCTCAAACATGATACCTCCAGAGCCATCGTTAAAGGAAGCATTCTTATCTAAATGATTGACTAGTGGTTTAAAGTGAAACTCCCACTCTTCTACAGATAACAATACTTGATTGTAGTATGGTGAGTCTGGATTAATATCTGGGTCTAAGCAACTGCACAACTCGTTGCCACAAAAGTCACAGCCCTCTGAGAATTCTTCACTCACTGCCATCATCCTCGTATTGGAAGTCGATTCTGCATTCATCAAGTGCTCCATCAGCATATTGAATGTGTTCCAAGTAATTCATATCCATGTGGTCTTGAATTGCTTGCTCCAATTCATCAGTGTCATCGAAGTCAACCATATCTGCAAACTCTGGATAAATATCCTGAATCTCTTCAGCAGACAAAGTTACAGTTG